ATCTAGATGTCAAGTACATGAATACGATCCTGTCATCCCGTGTACCTCGTAACATTGGGTTTGATAACCCTTGGATCGATAGCATGACCCCTGAGAGGTTCAAGGGTAAGGCTAGGGGTACAGCATGGATGTATGTTGCTGATGAACGATCGGTTAGTTATGATCTTCATGGAGATATATGTCCTACTGAGATTGATCTGACATTGGTTCAATCTGAAGTCGAGAGGTATTATTACATATGGTAATGATTCTTGGGAATAAGAAGGTCGAAGAGAATGGAGACATTAAGGATGCTAAACCTTGTGGCTCCATGAAGGATCGGAACCCGAAGAGAGATTTTGAATCTCTTATGAAAGAACTTGAGATTGCTAAGCAATTCTCTGTGTCGAAGAAGAGTAAGAAGTGGGAAGACGAATATGGTGGCTGGTCTGATCAGGAATGGGGATATTACTAATGGAAGACTTTAATGTCATATATTGTATATATTCTTTCAACATCTCTTCGGGTAAAATGAAAGTCTATTGCACTGTTAAGGACGAAGAAAAAGCCAAAGAAGCTATGATGCATTTAGCAGAAACGTTTGAAGAAGAGCAATTTTTCTGTGAATCAGTGCTATTTTACCCTTGACAACTCTTTTTTCGTATGTTATAGTAGTATATACCTTAAGAGACTAAAAGAGTATCTATAAGATAAAAGCTTATAGAATTTAAAGGTTATGTACTTATGTTAGTCCTATAGGTTGTACCTTAAGAATGGTACCTTAAGTAAGGAGACTAAAATGGATATTACTGGTAGACTAGAGAATTGGGTACTAGATGCATCCTTCAATATGATGTGGGGTGAAATCTATGATGATGTTCACAATAGGTGGTGGAATGGAGCACATATCCATACGTCCACCCTTAAGCATCCAGTGAAGACTGAGCATAAAGAGGGAGATATCATCCAGACTCGTAACTCTACATATTTGCTAGGTAAAGCTCTACGATGAGATCATCACAATGTTCAATTTGCAATGCTGTAAGCTCTCCTGAACTAGCTTTGGTTCCTTCGGAGAGCAAGAGGCAGAGATTCCACACAGATCCTCATAATGATATTGGTATGCTATGCCATGATTGTTTTGCTGGGGTTCTAGATATCAACGAAGAGTGGGCATCTGAAGATGTCTTTAGGGATGAAGATAATGGCTAAACTATTTTATACACTATTGACGATAGCGACTGGTTGGATTCCTTTAGGGATGACATTTATAAGTCCTGCTACTAATCCACATGCTGTGGTAATTGTCTTTTCTCCTTTCATTGTAGCAATAGTCATTGCAGTAATTGCTGGTATCTGGGGTTATCTTGGTGACTGATCTCCTAGCACTCCGTAAGTTTCAGATCACTGAACGTAAGAGACTGATCAAGATGTATAAGAAAGAGATCAGAGAGCTCAAGAAATTGGTGAAGGAATCAAAATGAAACACTATATCGAATTCTGTTGGGGTGCTCTCTTAGCTGTATTGGCTATAACCGCAGTGGTAGTTGTCCTGTCATCATGTGCTACTCGATATGAACGTACTGGTGAGTGCTCAGTGAATGAGTTCTACTCAGGACAGTGTCCGGGTAAAAAAGATCCTTTTCAATTATGATGTATGCAGTTTGGATACAGTTAGCTAATCGGAAGAGGCCAAAGAAATGTCGATATTGAAAACGACTAGGTATGAATTAGAATTTCATGCAGGTAATAAATGGTTCGCTTCCGGAGAAGAAGTACCACCCTATGTTGATAAGGCCAAAGCACTCCTCTTTGAATTAAGGAAGAATGTGTTCCCAGAGTATCGTCTTGTTCGTGTAACAGAATCACGAGAGGTAATAGGATGACTATTTTTCTTCTTATGGAGTCTCATTGTTACGATTCTCCACAGGTTGTTGGTGGATATCGTCGTGAAGAAGATGCTAAAGCTGCTGCAAAACACAGAACATCTGAGCACTATATGTACTGGGTAGAAGAGGTAGAAGTAGATGACTGAAGAACTCCTCGCAATGATCAAAGACGTGAAGCCAGCCAGCGATGAAGAGATAGAGCGTTGGTTAGATGAGTTGCCGGAAGTCAGCGGCCTTTGCTATCCCGAACGGATACGATCTCTCATCGCCCGCATCATGGCTGAGAGGAAGGTGGTTATCACTGAGTGCAAGGCCGCTGTTGAATTGTACGCGAGTAGCTACAGCATCATGGCGAAAATAGGAGATGGCATGGTTAGTGCGTCAGATGTTGCCTACGATATGCGGGCAAACATCATCCGCAAGAACCTCTCAGCATTGGAGGAACGGGGATCATGAGCGAAGAAGAGAAAGTTGCTTGCTGGGAACTAGGCAAGCTCGTCTTTGATAAAACTGGCAAGAAATTCTCGCTGCCAGTTGTCAAGTTTCAAGTCTACCTACAAGCGGGCGTTGATATGGAATATTTTTCAATCGCAGAGTTGGAACCCAAGCCATGACTAGCACCATTGCGTTGATCGATCGGTTGAACAAGGCAGACGAGACGTGGCAAACCTATTGCGATGGCTGCGTTGAAACCTTGAAGAGCCAAGGCAATCACACGCCAAAGATTGAGGCGATACTGCGTCATTCCATCAACCGTGAAGCCGCCACCGAACTCACTACCCTTCTAGAGCGAGAAACCCTTCTCATTGATCTCTTAAAGGACGCTGAAATAAGTCGAGACGAGGCACTGAGGGAAGTCGAAACACTAAAGGTAATAGTTCTAGAAGAAGGAACTTGGTAATGACTCACTCAGTCTTCACTGAAGTCATTCTACCCAATCTAATTATCGTTGGAAGCCTTAATTTTATGATGTTTGGCACAATGATCTTCGCTGATCGAGGTAAAGGTTTTCACTTTCTCAATATGGCTAAAGGAGGCCCTGATGATGACGACTGAACTCAAAGAGGACGAACAATTCGTCTATCGATATAATCCTGTTATTGTCGATGTCAATATGATGTATGAAGATCCTGAGGGTGAGTACATCAAGTACGAATACCATAAGGATGTAGTAGTCGCTGGCATGTGGGAGAGTATCGACAAGCTCAAGGAAGTAAATAACTTTCAGGCTCAGATCATTGGTGATCAAGAAGCACGGATCAAAGAGCTTGAAAAAGAGGTCAAGGCTTGGGCCAAAGAGTGGCAGGGTTTGTTATGAAGTATGGTATCCTAGTTCGTGGAGGATCAGCTTGGATTGGTGTACACTATTCGCCTTACAACAAACGAGCATGTATCAATCTGATACCATTCGTAACATTCTGGATCGTATGGCCCGGAGGTAATGTACCTTGAACAAACTTAAGCTTCTTGAATTGATTCATTGGGTGAGTCAAATATGTCCTCATTATGAGAAGCCTGAACATACTCCTGTCATCATGGTTACACAGAATATACAGACTCGTGGACAATTCTCCCAAGGAGAGTATTTTGATATTATCCACATAAAAGATCCTGATGATCTGGGTGTTCTTGTGCACGAACTAGTCCATTTCTTTCAAGCTAATAATGGAATCAAGATGGAAAACAAAGAAGATCTTGCTGAACTAGAGGCTAGATCTATAGAGAAAAGATGGAGACGATTAAATGAGATATGAAATTCATAAATTCTTTCCGAACAAAGATCACCAAGAGAAGAGTGCTTGGGCTACCCAAGAGTTCTTTCAGAATACTCATTCTGGGTATGTAAGTGCTAAAGAGCGGATTGCTGAACTTAGAACTTTAGATAAAGCCCATAAGTTTCGTTTGGTCTTCGTAGACTTCACGGTACTAGATGTCTGAGATCTGGGTAACATCTGATTCTCACTTCAATCATGAGAATATCATCAAGTATTGTGGTAGGCCATTTGACAATGCCCTTCAGATGAATGAATGTATGGTGGAGAAGTGGAATGCTACAGTTAAGCCACAGGATAAAGTATATCATCTCGGTGATGTTTATATGGGTGGGGGCTTCGATCGTGATTATACCTCTTCTCTTCTTCGTTCGCTCACTGGTAAAAAACGGCTTATACTAGGGAATCATGACAATGGTAAAGACCAACTCCTACAGAACAATTTTCAAAAGATTTCAATTTGGAGAATGTTTCCTGAATTTGGACTACTCCTCACGCATGTCCCAGTGCACGAAAACTCGTTGCTTCGGGGTCCAAGTGGGAATGAACAAAATCCTCCGAAACTTCGCAATATCCATGGACACATCCACGAAAAAGTTGTAGAACATATTGAGTCCCGAGATGGATTTACACACAAGTACGTCAATAAAGATTATCGTTGCGTATGTGTTGAACACTTGGATTATGGTCTGATCAATATCGAGGAGTTACGTAAGTGGTAGTTCATAAAGAGAAACGAGGAGATGAGATCTTTATCTATATGAATGGCTCTCTCCTTTATAAGATTTGGGATAGAGTAATTCGCTCTTCAATTCTCTTTGAACTCTATGGTCCTCATACCACAAACAAGGATAGAGATAATGATTGAATATATTATTGAATCAGCTTATAATTATCTAGAACCTAATGGCTTAGACTGGGAAGAAGATTATGGGTATGATAAACTTTCTGAAGCTCTTAAAAAGTACCATGAACTTGTGTGTGTAACTGGTAAAGGGTTGAAATGGCGTATCAGGAAGGTGACTAGTGAAACGATTTGCGAATCATAATATTATTTATTCTAGCTATGTGGATTCTTGAGATTTTTATTGAATACATAGCTTGACTTTTCTCAAATTACATGGTATAGTAGTATATAGATGATAAAGAAATTAGAGAAATATAAACCTAAAAAGAGTCACCCTTGGCGTAAGGGATTTATGAAGAAAAGGCAAGCTTCTGTATTATGGAAAGATGGTTTTGTATCTGTCCCCATAGATAAGCAGACTAACCTTCCCGGACCCTTGGATACAGATAAGGAGACTTAGGTGTTTGTTATTCAAAGATATAACGGAAATAATTGGGATGATGGATACTCAGATAAGTATGGATCATACTCAGAGTATTCTAAAGCCTTTGGACATTATTTAGATTGGCAATATGAACAACCAACCTCTGCATGGCGTCTTATAGTACGTCAAACAATAGAGACAATGATTGACCAGTCCGAACCCGAATGAGTTCATGGGTATTTGATGTTGAAGCAAATGGATTAGATCCAAGTAAAATATATTGCTTATGTGCTAGGCATGTCGATGGTGGTGAAATCTTTGCTACTACAGATTATGACAAAATGCGCAAGATGCTCCTCAGTGCTACTGTCCTCATTGGACATAACATACAACGTTGGGACATTGTAGTCCTTGAGCGTCTATTAGATATAAAAATTACAGCAACATTAATTGATACTCTTGCCCTGTCATGGGTATTGCGCCCTGAGCGCCTAGTTCACGGACTAGAGAGTTACGGTGAAGATTTTGGAATTCCTAAACCAGTAGTCACCGACTGGATCAATCTGACAATAGAAGAATATATACATCGTTGCACAGAAGATGTGAAAATCAACTGGCAGCTATGGAAGGAACAATTAGCATACCTCACTGAGCTCTATGGATCTCAGGAAGCTCTCTGGCCCTATCTCAAGTACATTGAATTCAAAATGGATTGTGCTAGGGAACAAGAACGATCACGTTGGAAGCTCGATGTTGACTACGTTAAAGAATCGCTTGATGCGATGCTCGTAGACAAAGAACAAAGAGTTAAAGATCTGATTGAAGTTATGCCCCGTATGCCAGTTTATGCTGTACGGTCTTACCCAAAGGTGTTTTATACTAAAGATGGAAAAATCAGTGCTAACGGACAAAAATGGCTCGACCTCTGCAATTACATGGGCCTACTTCCAGATCACACCGAAGACATTAGGGTTGTTACGAAGACAGTACCCGGGAATCCTAATTCCTCAAGCCAAAAGAAGCAATGGCTCTTTGACCTTGGTTGGGTTCCCCAACATATAAAGCATGACAAAGATAAGCAGGGTAATCCTAAGGAGATCCCCCAAATTGCGTCGGATAAGAAAGACGGATCAATCTGTCCCTCGGTCGAGATGCTCTATGACAAAGAACCTCAACTTGAGCTTCTTGCGGGTTATACGGTACTCTCCCACCGAATCGGAGTCCTCGAAGGCTTTCTTGAGAACGTATCTCCGGACGGCTATGTCAGAGCAAGAATACAAGGCATTACGAATACCCTCAGGTTCCAACACGGTGAGGTCGTCAACCTTCCAAAAGTTGAAAGACTCTACGGAGAACAAGTAAGAGGTGCGCTAACAGTACCTTCTGGATACCTTTTGATTGGTGCAGATATGTCTTCCCTCGAAGACCGCTTGAAGCATCACTTCCTGTTCCCACATGACCCTGCATACGTTATACGAATGTCAGTGCCAACTTATGATCCCCATATTGCACTAGCAGAGATGGGGAGGATGATCACTCAAGCTCAAGGTGAGTTCTATGTCAAAATCGACAGACTCCTCGAAGCTAAGCAACCTGTATTACCGGTGGATATTGCAGAATATAAGCAGATTAAGTCCATTAGATCCATCGCTAAGAACGGAAACTATGCATGCCAGTACGGAGCGGGAGCATCTCGTATCGCTCTTACAGCAGGAATTAGCAAAGCTCAAGCAGAAATAGTTTGGAAAGCTTATTGGGACCTCAATTGGGCTATCCGAAAAGTAGCAGGAGAACAGATTGTCAAAGAAGTTAATAAACAGAAGTGGTTGTTTAACCCTATCTCAGGATTTTGGTATTCACTTAGGTATGAAAAGGACCGCTTCTCAACTCTTATACAAGGGTCAGCCTCTTTTGTTTTCGACAAATGGGTCTATAATTTTCGACAACACAGAAGTCAACTTACTGGACAGTTTCATGATGAAGTGGTCCTTTGTGCTTTGCTTGAAGAAGAAGAACAAGTAACTCAACTTCTGAGAGATTCAATCGACTTAACTAATAGTCAACTTAAACTTAATAGAGAGCTAGGGATTGGTATTCAATCTGGTCTTCGCTACTCAGAAATTCACTAAAGGATTTAAATGTCAAATACAAAATATTTTAAGGTCCCCGGTATTGCATCGTGGAATCATTCTTATAAGCCTGATGACTTTATGAATCAGGTAAACTATACATTCGCACTTGTAGTTAATGAATCCTCACAGGCAATCATCGAAAAGTATGGTCTGCAGGGTCAGTTCAAAGACCATGAGAGTGGTGATAAAGTCTATAACTTCAAGCGTCCTGCTGAGAAGATGATCCTTAAGAAGTGGGTTTCCTTCGCCCCTCCTACCATTTACGGTAAAGATGGTAAGGTACTCTGTGAGTACAAGTACAAGGGTGAAGTCACTCAGTCAGTTAATGATTTGATTGATTATACTGAGTTTGAGCCTACAGGCGAACAGCCAATCATTGGTCATGGTAGTTCAGTTATCCTTGATATCTGTGTCTATAGTACTATGAAGGGCAATGGAGCACGTCTCCAGAGCATTAAGCTTGTAGACCTTATCGAGTATGTACCTGAAGCTCGTGATGATGAACAGCAGACTCCTGCAGCACCTGAACCTAAGGTTAATGCTGAAGGTGTTAAATCACCATGGTAGAATTTCTTTGGTATCTCCTAGGGTTTTTCGTAGGACTTGCAATACCTGTTGGTCTTTTCCTTTGGGTAATGTCTAATGGATCATGGGGGCCACGAGGTCTATGGTAAAGAAATTCTTCACTGAAGATATTACAATTAAAGTCTGGGTATATGCAGCACTAGTTGGTTTTATACTAGTCCATGCTGTTGTGGGAATTTTCCATAATCCAGTATAAAGAATTGGAGCAAGCCGAACAAGGTGGACGGGGCGCACTGTTAATGCGTTTATGGTAGGTTCGATTCCTACTGCTTCAGCCAATTAAGGAAATATATGAAGAATATAGACACACTAGTATCTGACATTGAAACCCTCTTGCTTGAGGGTATATCTGAACCAGACACTGAGTTGTGCGACAAGTATGGTGCAATGTTCTCTCTTCTCTTTCAGGATCGCCTGAAGCGTGAGAAGAGGGAAGGCACTCTCCGTATGAGTAATGCGGGGAAGCCTTGTGAGCGCCAGTTGTACTACGATGTGAATAACCCTGATGAAGGGGAACCTCTCCGAGCAGATACCTATGCTAAATTTCTCTTCGGAGATATGATCGAGCTCTTGTTGCTGTTCCTGTCAGAGGCGAGTGGACACAAGGTTGAAGGTACTCAAGATACTCAAGAAATTGAGGGAATTCTAGGACATAGAGATGCTGTTATTGATGGCATGGTTGTTGATGCAAAGTCTGCATCTTCCTACGCGTTTAAGAAGTTCGCATCTGGCGGTCTTGCTGCTGATGATGCTTTTGGATATATCGACCAGCTTGGTGGGTATGTATACGCTGGTAATGATGATCCTCTAGTCACTGTTAAGAACGAGGGTGCTTTCCTCGTAATGGATAAGGTGCTTGGTAAGATTTGCCTAGACAAACATCGTTATGATGGCAAAGACTACTCAGCATTTATGAACTATAAGAAAGGTGTAGTCAATGGGAATGTTATCCCTGAAAGAGGCTTTGAGCCAGTACCTGACGGAGCTTCAGGAAACAAAAAGCTTGGCGTCAACTGCTCGTATTGTAGCTACAAAGCGAAGTGCCACCCGGGACTTCGAACCTTCCTCTACAGCTACGGACCCGTCTATCTTTCAACTGTCGCAAGAGAACCTAAAGTACCTGAAGTAAAAGCTCTAGAAGGATTACCTGATGAAGTATTTACGGACTGAGTATCATATAGAACCTATTGCTTTCGCTGGGATTATTAAATTTCAAGTAATGGAAGTGATGATTGAACAGACTTTCTTCCTTAAACAAGAAAAGAAAACTAAACATAAGTTTCTAGATTTCTTTAATACTCGTGAGGAAGCTAGGGACTTTGTTACCGATCGTAAAAAAGCAAAAGAAGAGTCTTATCAGAAAGAGTGGGAGTTACGTAATAAACTCCTTCAGGAATGGCCAGAGGTGATTCGATGACACAGAATGATAAAGATCATAATGTACGGATCAGTCATGCTGAACGTAGGATCATAGAACTAGAAGAAGAGATTAACACACTCAAAGCTGATAAGGCTCGAATGGCCTTCCAGTTAGCTCAATGTGAAGCAGCCTTGATTAGGTTGGATTCAAACGTAGTAAGAGGACCTTATGATGTCGATTACTTCTCTTTATTCAGGTAGAACTACAAATCAGCTATATGAAGACCTAAACTTCAATATTTGGCTAGTAACTGAAGATAAAAATAACGACTACGCTAGGAGGCAGATTGGCCTATTGGAAAAAGAAATCAAAAGCAGGACCGGCTACTCCCCTACCTAAATTGGATGGTCGTAAAGCTAAGAATATCTTCGAAGTTCAGACTTATAACTACTGTAAGGAAAAATTCGAAGGAGAGGTAGTTTATGAGCCTCAGAAGTTCAGGTATATCCAAGAGAAAGATTATACTCCTGATATCCGACTAACCTTCCCTTCGGGCAAGGTGAGATTCATTGAGACTAAGGGTAATGGATTTGCCTTTGATGCAGGTGAACAGCGTAAGCTAATAGATATTAAAGAGCAGTGGCCTGATGTGGATATCCGAATTTGTTTCTATAAGGATGGAAAAGTGGGTAACAAACGAAAAGATGGATCATTCAAGACTCAATCACAGTGGGCAGAAGATCACGGGTTCCTATGGTCGATCGGCGTGGTCCCGAAAGAGTGGTTCGATGAATGACTCTCCTAGAGATGGAACGATTATTCAAGTCTTAGTCGATGGTCAGTGGATTAGTGATGTATTTTGGCATTACCCCGAAGGCTGGTGGTGTTATGCCAATCAGTATCAACGTGGGTATTTTATGCCACTATCAGCTTATCCAGGACCTACAGAATGGAAGTATAATGATCAATGAGTAAACGAATAGTAGTAGTACCTGATCCCCACTCACATTGGGAATTTTCTAACGATCGCTTCTCATGGCTCGGTGAGTTCATGGTTGATATTAAGCCTGACATTGTTGTCAATATTGGTGATCACTTTGATATGCCCTCTCTGTCTGAATTTGACAAGGGTAAGCGCTCATTCGTGAGCAAGAACTATAAGAAAGATATCGCAGCTGGACTAGACGCACATGATCGTATGTGGGGTCCAGTTCGTCGACAGAAAAAGAAACGACCCGAAGCATGGGTCTTTGAAGGTAATCATGAGCACAGAATCGAACGAGCTCTCGATAGTACTCCTCAGCTTGAAGGAACTATCGGATTCGGTGACTACGAGTTTGAAAGATATTACGACCATGTGGTCCGATATACAGGCAGTACTCCGGGAATTAGAGAAATCCAAGGGATTCAGTTCGCTCACTACTTCGTTACAGGCGTTTCTGGACGACCCGTATCTGGGGAACGTCCCGGACACATGCTTATCAACAAGTACGGCACTAGCTGTATACAAGGACATACACACGTCCTTGACTATGCAACTAGAAAATCTCCGTTTGGCAAAGTTATGCACGGAGCAGTACTTGGCTGCTATCAGGACTATATCAACGACTGGGCAGGCAACATAGGCAATATGTGGAGGGGCGGTATAGCTGTCCTTGATAACGCAGAAGATGGCAACTTCGATTTCCGATGGATCTCGATTGAAAGCCTCAAGAAGGAATACGCATGACCGAAATTGAAAAACAGATCGAGGATGTACTAAATTATCACCTCGAAGACTACAGCTTTGAGGAATTCCTTGAGGAGCTCGATTTGACTCCATATGAGGTGTTCCTTAATGCTTTTAATAATGGACTAGTAGACGAAGAATTGTTCTTCGAAGCACTGAGCAATATTGATGGTTGAACCCATACATAGAGATGATGTGATTGAACTCACCGTCCCTATCTATGATTTCGAGGATTTCATTAATAGTAAGTTCAGAGATGGACAGTTCCTAGCTGAGTATCAATCCTTGGAGATCAAGGAATTTGCATACAATGAGGCTGAAGGAACTTTCCAGTTTACTCTCCTAGTCAAAACTAAGGAGATCAATTAATTGGTAAAAGATAAAAAGCGCAATTACGCTAAAGAGAATGCATGGGAGGATCAGCCTGAACAGGTTGCTCGTCGTATGGCAAGGAATCGGGCCCGAGCTGCAGCAATGCGCAAGGGACTCGTGAAGAAGGGTGACTCTAAAGAAGTTGACCATCTGGGGTTTAACCGGAAGGGCGACTTGAATAACAAGAAAGTTAAAGTAGTTACTCGTAAAGCGAACCGTTCCCGACAACCAAAGAGGGACGGAAGTAATGACTGAAGATAATAAGCATGAAGTTAATAAAAAGCAGTGGAAGAAGTGGAACGAAACAAGTAAAGACGTTTTCAACGGTTTGTATGAGTACATGGGCGAAAACCAACACTTGTTTCTCCATCCACAGACAATTATAATTCCACATGAATACTGGAACGTAACAGCTTGGAATGCAGCTTGGATTGCTGCAGAGATGGTACGACAGTCTGAAAAGAAACAAAAGGAAATAACTGAATGATTTATACAATTGGACTACTCGCAGTCGCAGCCGTAGGTGCTGGCCTGTACTTTAAGAAGGACGAAACTGTTGCCCTTCTCAAGAACGCAGTAGCTTGGGTTGTTGCCGTTGGCACAGCTGCTATCGCTTACTTTGGCTTCGACGTTTCGAGCCTGTTCTAATAACTACAAAATTATAAAATGTTTCCAACTCAGTTGTTGGCGCTCCCGTGTAATGGTGTAGTTAAATGAGTATTAACTCAGCTATAAACGAAACATTTTATATTAAGGGGAGGCTTCTTAACCGGAGCTTCCCCATTTTTGTCTCCGGCCCAGAGGGCTTGGATAACAGTTTGAAGAACTGTAAAAAGGAATCTTAATGCTTAAGAATCTTCTCATTTATCGTATGACTCTTCTCAATATCATCTTCTTCACACTACTTGGAGTAGGATATACACTTGGCTACACTCAATTGGTATTTACTTCTGATCATACTTATATCACTTCCGTCATTAGTGGTTTGTTCCTTGTTGGCCTCGTGGGCTGCTATAGCCGAGCGTCCAAGGTGGCTGTGGCACTTAATAATCTCAAGTCGGGAGAAGAAGTAAATCGTGCTGACATATCTAAAATGCCAATCAAAAATGCCTACCTATCTACTATTCTTAATTCTCTTACAGGCTTGGGGATTTTGGGTACTGTTGCTGGTATGTATATTATGTCTCATGAAGTAGATCTCACTGCTTCCAATGCAGCACAGATCCTTCTAGGTAACCTTGGTATTGCATTCATGTGTACCTTTGCTGGTATCTTCACTACAATCTGGTTGGAGTTCAACGTATGTATGTTGAATACAGCTACAGCACTCTTGGTGAAAGATAGTGAATAATGACTCATATCTTAAAGGCATATATCGACGCCCTCCTAGTAATGGTATTGGGGCTGTTCCTTGTGATCACAACGATGAGCATCGAGGCGAAGAAAGCTCAGGAGGATCACAAACAGATAGCAATGATCGAAGCGAGCATAGCTTGGCCACAGGGAGATATCGACGTAGACCTCTGGTTGAATGGCCCCGGGCAGGATCGGGCTACAGGGTATTCGAACAAATCTGGGATTACTTGGGACCTACTAAGGGATGATCTTGGTACTGTAGCTGATAACTTTCCAATGAACTATGAGAATGGTTTCGTAAGAAACTTTGCTCCCGGAGAGTACACAGTGAATGTTCACTACTATCGTGATCGTGCTAATCATGGTCCTGTCATTGTGGCGATCGAAGTCCAGATTGAAGTCAATAACCGAAAGCAAGTTATCTCTCGTAAGGTGGTCTTGAACCACATAGACGAAGAGGTCACAGCAATTAACTTCACAGTAGATGAAGAAGGGAATGTCTCAAATGTCAATGAAGTCTATACGCCCCTCAGAACTGCACAAGCCCGTGAAGGAGGTCCGGAATGAATACTCTAATCTTTTCATCTGCGTTGATCACTACAATTCTCGCGGTGAGTACCTATATAGCAATCTGGAGCAGAAAGCCAACAAATGCTAGGCTCCTCGCTCTTGTTCTTCTTATTCCGTTGGGTCTGCTTGGTGCTGGGAGTGCTGGGATTAATCTCGGTCATCCTTCTATTTGCTTCGCTGGGTACAATATTCCAACTGGTAAACTAGATATTCTAGGATTTAAGGTAATCAAAGATGACATCATATACCTTACGCTTGACACCGGAGGAAGAGAACCTTTTACTTGCTCCACTCCTTACAGCAACCAAAAAGCTGAACGACTGGAAGGGGATAAACGATCAGGTAAGAAGTCTCAGTTTAAGGGTAAAGGAACTGGAGGAAAGAGTCAAGGACTCGGAGAACCAGACGATATCATCCTCCCTGCCCCCGTTGAAGCTCTCCCCGACAAAAGTGTGGAAGAGCCAGTGCAGTTGTGATCTTTGTAAGAATGATTTTTATTAAGTAAAGGATATAATGGAAACCAAATTCGCACAAACAGGATTGGAATGCCCCTGCAAACGCAGCCGTGACGCTTATTGTATTAACGAAGATGGTTCCGGTAAATGCTTTCGTGGGGATTGTGAGGAAGGGCCTATGAAGAATGGGTTCTTCCCTAATAAACCTTTTGATGAAGATAAAGTGTTTGACTACGATCTAGCTCCTAATGAATCGTTTGAGTACCTTCCCTATCGAGGGATCAGTGCTAAAACATATGAATTTTACAAAGTACAATCAAAGGTAGTAGATGGAATACCAACAGAAGTCGGCTTCATCTTCCCAAATGGCGCAGTTCAGGTTCGATCTCTTATCTATCCTAAATCGGACAAGAGACACTTCAGGACTGTTGGTCCTATGGGAGCCTCAGGATGCTTCGGAACTGATCGATTCGATCGAGGGAGCAGAGAATCTATCATCATATCAGAGGGAGCATACGATGCGTTGGCTTGCCTTGACATGCTTCGAAATAAATTTGCTTCTATCTCCGTCAAAAGTGTTTCCTCTTGTCTCACAGAAGTAGAACGAGACTATGATTACATTAACTCTTTTGATAAGATATATCTATGCCTGGACAATGACGAAGTAGGACAAGCTAAGATTGCTAAGATTGCAGCTATGTTTGACTTTAACAAAGTCTATCATGTCAAACTATCGAAGTGGAAAGATCCAAATGAGTACCTACTTAATGGGGATGGTTTTGATTTTGTTAGGGTTGTCGATAACGCCCGTCGCTTTAGTCCTAAGTCTATTATCTCCGGATTTGGAGAGATTAAAGAAGCACTTAAGCTTAAGCAAGCTGAAGCAGTGGCTGAGTACCCATTTGAACAACTAAACACAGCACTGAAAGGACTTCACAAAGGTGAGTTTATTTGTATCAAAGGCAAGCAGGGAATTGGCAAGACAGAAATCTGCCGAGCAATTGCTGATACTACACTCCGCAATAGAGAAACTAAAATCGCAACCGTCTTCTTGGAGGAATCTCAGGACACGACTATTAAAGGAGTCGCAACGTATCAGCTCCGACAACCGGCTATGGACGAAGAGGCAGGACTCTCAGATGAAGACATTCTTAATGCGTATATGGAAGCCGTTAATGGGGATGATTCTCGTCTTTATATCCACTCCCACTTTAGTGGAGACTCTGAGACAGAGATCGTTGATAACCTCCGATTCCTCGTTACTGTTGCTGGTGTTGATCTTGTTTTCCTCGATAATCTCACTATGCTCGTATCTGGACGTGAGGGAGAAGATGAACGAATGCGAATTGACCGTATCATTCGTCGTCTTCGGGGTCTTGTTAATGAGCTTAAGTTCTGCCTTGTCCTCATTGCCCATACTAACGATGATGGGACTACTCGTGGCTCTCGTCTTCCAGATATATTGTGCAATACGGTCATCTCGATGAAAAGAGAAATCCCTAGTACTACTCTCAATCTTACAGTAGAAAAGCTACGTACTCAGGGTGGTAAGGCTGGACCTGCAGGGTTTGCTGTATACGATACAAATCAATACGTATTGCTTGATCCAACTAAAACTTCTAAGGAGAATGTGCCATCCCTATAAAAGATCCCGAGCAAGCTAAAGAAGCTAAAAGATTGTGGAGAGAAAATAATAGAGACTACTATATGAAAAATAAAGAACATCTCCGTGAACTCAACAATGCAAATTATAAAAAGAAACGAGAACAGAGAGCAGCTGTAGCTAAAGCTTGGAGAAGTGCTAATCCTGATAAGGTCAGACGAACTATTATTAAACAAAAGTATGGCCTTACTCAAGAAATGCACGATCAGATGCTGTCTGACCAAGAAAATAGGTGTCCTATAACTCTGGAAGAATTTACCTCAACTCCTCATATTGATCATTGTCATACAACTGGTAAGGTCAGAGGACTTTTAAGTCAACGAGCAAATCAAGCACTCGGCCTTCTTCGAGATAATCCTGATGAACTCCGTAGAGCTATAGAGTATCTTGAAAAGTATGTTCTCAAAGACCCAGTGAAGTCAATATCAATAGAGGTGCCTAAACTATGATGCTTTATGTATTGATATTTATCTTGATAATGAATAAGAGGAAACGATGATTAATCCTGTATCACTGTTAGTAGCTTCTGCATTTGAAAATGCTAAAGAAAATGGATATGATTTTGATGATTGGACAGATGAAGAGATTGCATGCGATGTGATGACTTATGATGCTTATCTTGAAGATGCTCCATTCGACACTATCCTCTATTATGTAAAGATCCAAAGACGATGAATTACAAACTGATATTAGATACTCTCGATCGACTAGCTAATAAACTTGTAGACTCAGGTTATGAATGGTCGAAGAAAGATACACAGATGTATGAACAAGCTGTGAGGGAAATTAAACGAGAATTCTATAAGGATCTCTGATGATTAGAATCTATGGACGAGATAATTGTTCTTTCTGTGAGAAGGCTAAGGCCTTTGCTAAGATGAAACATCTGGAGTTCGAATATGATGACTCGTCTGAACAACTTAAATATGCTCTCTCTAATTCAGGTATGAGAACTGTTCCTGTCATCTATTTCGATTACGAAGAATGGGATCGTGGGATGAGCCTTATTGGTGGGTTCGATGATTTCGTAGAATGGTACAAAGATCGTCAGGAGAAATTTGCATGAGAATTCTCGTATGTGGTGGACGTGACTATCGGGACTACGAACGAGCTTGTGCGGTCCTTTGGGGGATTCACGATAAAACTCCAATTTCAATGATTATTGAAGGAGGAGCTAGAGGTGCTGATTATCATGCGTTCATGTGGGCTATAGAGGCTGGAGTTCCTTACGAAGAATATAAAGCTGATTGGAATGTCTGGGGGAAAAAGGCTGGTCATCTTCGTAATCAACGTATGATTGATGAAGGTAGACCTGACCTAGTGATTGCTTTCCCCGGTGGTTCAGGTACAGCTGATATGGTTAAAAGAGCTAAAAATGCAATGATCGAGGTCATAGAATATGAATGATAAAGTCTTCGTATTCGGAAGTAACCTTGCTGGACGACATGGCAAGGGTGCTGCTCTATTTGCGTTAAAAGAAAGAGGTGCTATCTATGGACAAGGAATTGGACTCCAAGGAGACTCTTACGCCATCCCAACAAAGGACAGAGGATTTAAAACACTTCCTCTTTATCACATCGATGGATTTTGGAAAGATTTCTGTAAACATGCCTTATGTTCAAACAGAGCTTTCGAGATTACGCCCTTCGGGACCGGGCTGGCGGGACTTCCAAAAGATGATATCTGGAAAATGATCCGAGAGGATTTTAAACAGATAAACTATCTCAAAGATAATCTACATATATCTGACTCTTGGTTCGAAAATGGATGGATACCTTATGAATGATGTAATACTTAAACTAATTGCTATTATCAATGAGCTCACAGGTAGTGGGTACTCACGAGATTTTCATTATCAAATTGTATTGGATTATAATGGTGGGAAACCTTGGTGGACTCTCGAGCATGATGGACATCTTTGGTCGATGGAACAGTATGTACCACCTTCACGTAATGGCTTTAAAACATTTAAACAAGCAGAGTCAGTCCTCATCGAAACCTTGCTCAAAGTAGCTAAGGATATGATTGAGACTGAGAAGGGTTTGGAAGAACCTCATCCTAAGCTTACAGAACTAGAAATTGAATATCTTGTATTGGAGATAGCCTCTTGACAGATGATGTATTTTCCCCAGCTATTGCTAAATTAAAGCTAGCAAAGAAAGATCAGCAGATTGATCTGTTACAGATGGAGATACGTATCCTCAAGGAGACAATCCAGCTGATGGCAGGTACACGAAAGGTTACAATTGATTAATCCATTCCCAACCGACTATGAACAATTCATTTATAAATCACGCTATGCCCGATGGGTAGAAGAAGAGAAACGACGTGAGTCATGGGACGAGACAGTTACTCGCTACCTCAGTTTCCTTCGTGACCATGTAGCTGAGAAACATGATTACATTCTAGATGACTCCACTTATAGAGAGCTATGGGATGCAATCTATAACTTTGAAATCATGGGCTCTATGAGAGCTCTAATGACTGCGGGGCCAGCACTTGCACGAGACAATACAGCAGGATACAATTGTGCCTACGTCGCTATCGATGATCCTAAGGCCTTTGACGAGGCTATGTTTATCCTTCTATGTGGAACAGGAGTAGGGTTCAGTGTTGAAAGGCAGTTCATCTCTAAACTACCCGAAATTCCGGAAAAGATGTTTGCAAGCGAAACAACAATCGTTGTCAGAGATTCGAAGGAAGGTTGGGCTAAATCATTCCGACAACTCTTGGCTCTACTATATTCGGGGGAAATACCCAAATGGGATGTCTCCCGGATACGTCCTGCAGGGTCAAGACTCAAGACGTTCGGAGGAAGAGCTTCAGGTCCTGCACCTTTGGAAGACCTATTTAAGTTTACGATCGCAATCTTCAAAGCAGCGATGGGACGACGGTTATCCAGTATTGAAGCACATGACATATTGTGTAAAATTGGAGAAGTCGTTGTCGTTGGAGGTGTTCGTCGGTCTGCGATGATCAGCTTAAGTAATCTAACAGATGATAGAATGAGGAGAGCTAAAAGTGGAAACTGGTGGGAAGATTTTGGATACCGAGCACTGGCTAACAACTCTATTGCCTTTACTGAAACTCCAGATACGGGAGCCTTTCTTAGAGAATGGACTAGTCTCTATGAGTCTAAATCTGGGGAAAGGGGTATCTTTAACCGTGTCGCGTCAGTCAAGCAAGTAAAGAAAAATGGACGAAGGAATCCTAACTATGAGTTCGGAACCAACCCCTGTAGTGAAATCATACTTAGATCAAAACAATTCTGTAACCTATCGGAAGTTGTTGTCAGGGCAACAGACACAGTGGAATCTCTTTGCAGAAAGGTACGACTTGCTACTATCCTTGGAACTCTGCAGTCCACACTTACTTTCTTCCCATATCTTCGAAAAGACTGGACTAAAAATACTGAAGAAGAGAGACTCCTCGGAGTGTCCCTTACTGGGATACTTGACAATGCAGCAATGGGAACAAATGATCTCAACCTTGTCAAAATCCTCCTAACACTGAAAGAAGAGGCTATCAATGTCAATAAGTCCTACGCTGAGGGTTTGGGCATTCCTCAATCTACTGCTATTACTTGTGTTAAGCCTTCAGGGACTGTCTCTCAGCTCGTCGATAGTGCTTCTGGTATTCATCCACGCCACAGTGATTATTACATTAGGACTGTGCGTTGTGATAACGGTGATCCACTCACACAATTCATGAAACTAGCAGGAGTCAAGAATGAACCTGATGTCACTAAACCAGACAAAACTACGGTCTTTAGTTTCCCAATACGAGCTCCTGAGGGAGCAACAACTAGGGTTCATTTGTCTGCCCTTGATCACTTGGAGTTATGGAAGACATACCAAGAGTATTGGTGTGAGCATAAGCCGAGTATCACTGTATCCGTTAAAGAACGAGAATGGCCACTGGTGGGTGGTTGGGTATATGAAAACTTTGAATCTATCTCTGGTGTCTCCTTTCTTCCATATACAGACCATTCGTATCGTCAAGCGCCATATCAAGAAATAGATCAAGATGAGTACGAGCTTCGTATGCGTGATATCCATGATCCTATTGATTGGAATCTTTTGAGTGCATTTGAAGATGAAGATAAAACAGCAGGATCACAGAGCTATGCTTGTTCTGGAGATGGCTGTGAAGTTGTAGACTTAACCTAAAGGAATAACAATGGGTATTTCCCTTAATTCAGAGTATGTAGTAATCAAGACATTCTTTCATCCAGACGATGCATGGTCATGGGTTCATAAGGAACTGACATGTGGTACTGCTCTGGATGGGGATGTACGTTATGTTAATTTCGTATGGCAAGCTAGTGTAATTTATCAAGAGGAAGAAATTTATGAAAAAGATTGAAGTAGTATCAGATGGTAGCTCTTATTTCTTTGAGAGTGAAGAACTTATGTCATTCCGTGTAGGAGCTGGTTATAGTCCCAATCAAATGTATGTTAGTGGTGGGATACAATCTAGCGAATTGGCTGGAGCACTCTATGTCTCTGAGCGCCTCCCAAACAGTACAGCATGGAAAACAGTAGCAGTATTTAAAACATGGGAGCATGTGCAAGAAATTGGCTAATCCAGTAGTAGGTGTTAAAAAGGATGAGGGGAAGGTTCGTATGGATCTCCTCCCTCCTGAACTCTTGTTCGCTGTAGCTCAGATCCTAACCTTCGGTGCAGTTAAGTATGCTGATCGGAATTGGGAACTAGGTATGAAGTGGGGTCGAGTCTTTGGTGCTCTTATGCGCCATCTCTGGGCTTGGTGGGGTGGCAAAGGTCCAACCACTCAGTCCTTTCTTTTCGGTGAGCTGGATGAAGAGACTAAGTTCTCCCATCTCTGGCATGCTGGATGTTGCATTGCATTCCTAATCGCTTATGAAGAGCGTGGAGTAGGTGAAGATGATCGGAGTAAGTAATGGTTAATTTTAATCAGGAACACCGTAAAGAAATTAAAGGAGAAGCAGCTAATCCAAGTGCTTTTTCAAAGACTCCTTTCAGTGTCAGTCTAGATGAAAAAGATGAAGATTTTATCTATCTAGATTGGGATGGTCCCGGAACGGCTGACCATGAAGGAATTAAGATTCACATTCCTGAGTATGTATTTCTGGCAATGGCTGAGGAATATCTGAATGCTCGTTGGGGTTTCTTTATGAAATACAAAGGTATTCAGAACCTATGGGAAATCACAGCAGGTGATGCTAGCTTCTATTTCAAGAAGATGAAACTCTCTAAGAACAAGACTATTCAACGCCTTAAGGATTACCACCATGGTGTCCTATGATTAGTGGTGGAGAATTAACTGATGGCTACGTTGATACGATCAATCGAATAGATACTATCCTGTCACGGGAAGATCTTGGAGATGAAGAGCGTAAAGGTTATCAAAGGCTCCGAGATGATTGTACTTGGTTTATTCGACACCTAAGTGGAGAAGAAGGAGATTGTTATGACTGAACTAGATATGTCACATGAAGAACTCATGGCTTGGCACGATCGAGTTTATGAGAAGTTAGCAATACACCATTCTTCCACTGGAGAAGAATTCTTTATCCTTGGTCGTTTCGTAGATGACTATATCACATTACAGGAGTTAGTAAATTCATGATTGCACTAGAAAGTATCACTAAAAAACTTTCCTTGATGATTAAAGATCAACGAGGATACACCCCTGAACAGTTTGAAGAGATTCTTAATGACCTTGTAAAGGAAATTCTCAATGCGTATAGCTCTTGACTTTGATGCAACGTATACCTTGGACCCCCGGATGTGGGAAGAATTCATTTCACTCAGTGTCCAACACGGGCATACGATCATCCTTGCCACCTACAGGCATGAAGTACATGATGCGCACCCGCTCATCGATGAACTCAAGAAGATCATCCCTGTTTATTTCACAGATGGCAAAGCGAAGAAACCCTTCCTTGAAGCTCTCGGTATTGTCGTTGACGTATGGATTGATGATCGTCCGATGACTATCGTTGAGGATTCCGCGTGGGGACAAGACAGCCCAGAACTAGCGGCTTGGAGAGAAGCGAATGCAGCTGCCTAATGTAATAGAATGTGATAAATGGCTCTTTGAGTACTCTACTGAGGATAACTCATATTATGGAGAATCTTACAGTTGGGCCCCTAAAGCCTTAACTCGTGATGAAGCTATGCAGTGGTTTAAAGATAACTTTGATCACACACCAATTAAGTGTTTATGTATTGGTAAGAGTAGAATTAGAGTATAAATACAAAAAGCCCCCTTCAGATCCTCACGGGTCCGTTGGGGGCTTTTTCTTTATTTACTCATAAGATTTTTCTTCTGAGTCTTTGTGTAGTCTTTATCATCACTCATAGGTGCTCTGATCCCAGCTTTAACCATAGACTTTCGGAGGAAAGCCTTCATCTCAGGAGATGCAGCACCAGCGTCCTTAGCCATATACTTCTTAGCTTCTTTAGAGAAGTTAGAAGCATCACTGAGAATGTACTCAGAGAAGATCCTAAGCTTGTCTTCAGGATCCATAGCATCAATAGCAGCAGAAGTGATAGTCTTAGCACGAGTAGCAGCAGGGTTCAAGACACCCAACGTCCATGTGATCAGACGACCTACACCTTGGATAGAACCAGCCTTAGAAGCCTTGTTAGCAGCAGCTAATTCAGCACCTGTGTTGGTAGCCAACTTAGAAGCATCAGAAGCTTCCTTCGTGAGTCCAGCAATGAACTCTAGAGCTTGGGGCTCATCCTTGAAGATTTCTAGACCAGCCTGATAGAGATCATCACCTTCAGCGAAGGTAGCAGTCTCATTAGATTTAAGGGCAGGACGATCAGAGGCTAGGCCTCCTTTAGTAGCACCCTTCTGACGCTTAGTCTTGTCGAAGAGACGTTCACGGAACTTACGGATGTAAGCAGCCCGAAGACCACGTTTAGCAGACTCATCACCTGAGCGATTGACTGCATTGACTACGTTCTTCAGCTTACTGGACTGTCCCTTATCGAGAACATCATCGAATGCCTTTAGAGCATCCTCAGTATTTTTGTAAGGCTTACCAGTACCACCACCTTCAAAGAAGTCCTTGAAGTTATTCCCAAAGATTTCTAGATCAGCATCTTCTTGAGCTTTACGAGCAACCTTAGCCTCTTCACCAAACTTCTTAATGTCGATCTGGCCATCTTTGATACGCTTGAACAGAGTAGTAAGTTCCTTACCCATCTCTGGGTTCGTAGCATTGATCTGAGCCATACGCTTCTTGAGTCCAGCAGAAAGTTTGTCTGCAGAGATCTCAGAGAGTACACCACCATTAGCAATGTGAGTAGCCACTTCATCAGTGACATCATCGACTAGGGTAGCATCAAGTAGGTGTTGAGAAGAACCAGAACCCGTCTTAGGATTGGCTAGTACATCAGCCATCTGCTTCGTCAAATCAGGTTGTTCAGTAGCCTTGGAGATAGTCTCCTTACGTCCAGCAGCTTCCTTAGCTGGGCTCAGACGATTATCTTTTGAGATAGTCCTGAGATCACCAGTTACGTCAGACCTCTGTACAGGAGCCCAATCATTCTCATAGAAGTTATTCCAGTTATTGATACTCTCATCTTTAGGGGTATTAACCTTTATCAACTCGTCTAGATCTTGAAGATCTCCGACAGCATTGACATTAGGATTCTGGAAGGCTTTGTCTTTCTCATACTTGAGCTGTTTGATTGCGGCAGTCAGCTTCTTGTAATCAATAGACTTAAGCCCAGCAGGGCCTTGAGATGTAGCATCTGTGACTTTCTGGAGGAACTTCTTAGAGACTATACCAGAATCAGCTAGCTCTTGAGTCTTAGCCAAAATCTCATTAGGATTATTCATCCCTAGACCTTCTGGTATAGCCTCAGTACGTTTCTCTAGTTCTGCATCGAGAGTAGCAGCCTTAGCTTTAAACTCTTTATCAATCTTAGTAATATTAGTATCCCTAGTAGCGAACTCCTTCTGGAGAGCTTCGGGACCAGCATTCTCTAGTTCAGTAGCACGATCACCAATAACTTTGTTAGTCTTGATATCCGCTTCTAGTGCTTGTTGAGAACCAGTAGCCATTTGTTCTGCTTCATTAGCAGTCTCATGGAAAGGTGTAGATTCATTACGAGCTTCAGTCTGTACAGTGTCACGAGCTTTATTAATATTCTCGGGAACACCTTCAACAACATTTCCACCTTCATTCTTTAGCATAGTCTCAGTACCCTCATGAAGGGCATCACCGACTTGGGCATCAGCTCTATCAAGTGGTCCAAGGGACTTCTGACGAACAGAACCTTCCATATCTTGGATCTGAGTAAGAGCTTCTGGAGAAATACCTGAACGATCAGCAGCATGGACAGTACGACGATTGACATCGATATCACCAAGGTCTACATTACCAGACTCTAGTTTAAATCGAGTTTCATCATCAAGCATCTCCAATGCTTTCTGGCGAAGAGGGGCTTTCTCAGCAGCAGTAAGTTGTTTCTCTGGATCAATACCTGCAACAGTATCAAGGAAGTCAAGAACCATATTCTTTTGACGGAGGTCAAGAGATACGAAGTTCTTAATCTTATCGATAGTTGCACCCATGACCAGCTTACCAAGCTTACCTGCACCAGATGCAGCTACACCAGCTACAGCACCAGTTCCGATGGAATCAGTAACAAGATCAAACCTCTTACGAAGTAGGTTGTCACTGTAAGTACCATCTTTGTCAGTACCCAAAGCAGGGAGTGACTTACCGATGAGTTTCTCAGAAAGAGAATTCTCTCCTGTCATGAGCAGTGGGTTGTCTGCACTCTGGGTTAGCCCGGGACCAACGTTACCACCAATAAAGGTAGTAGCAGCACGAGCAATCTTCCCGAGATTAGCAACTTGGTTTACCTTAGAAGCAATGCCAATACCACCAATGGCACCAGCACCCATTTCACCAATGTCAACAAAGAACTGTTGTGTAGCATCTTTACCTTTGAATTCAGGAACAGCTGTACGGAAGTCTTTAGCCAAAGTAGACTGACCACGACCTTCAAGTTCATTGAGCTTATCAGCTCCAGCAAGACCTAGTTCAACTACGTTAGTACCAGCATTAATAACACCCTTACCTACACCAGAAGCATTGCTTCCAGCTTCCGTTACGATATCAGTAGCCATTTGGCCACCTGACTTTGTAGGAGGTTCTACCCTTTTACCATCATACACAAGACCATTCTCGGTCTGCTGTGACTTAGGATGCTTTGCATAAGCACCATAGAGCTTCTTTTGACTGTCAAAATCTAGACCTTCAAAGATACCCTCTGGATCAGGTAAATCAGCAACCTCTCCTTCGGGAGGAGCAGTGCTTGTAACTGCAGGAGCTTCGTACTGATCAGAAACAGGAACTGAAGTAAAGTTACCTGATTCATCTACAATGTCCTCAGTCCTACCTTGAGCATGTGTCTGAGGGGCCACAGGAGCCTCTGCAGGGGGTGCTACAGAGGCTTGAGGGGCTGGAGGTAGGATATCATCAAGAGGATTAGCTTCCGCTTGTGAGGGGCTTGCTACAGAGGCCTGAGGCTTAACTGTGGCTAGCAGGTCGTCTAGCGGATTCTTTTCTTCTTCCATATTAACCTCCTGTTAGGACTTTAACTGCGGCACCTTGACCGAACTTAGCATCAAACTGAGCTGGAGTGACAATCTTCTTACGAAGCATATCAATAGCTTTAGTCTGAACATCTGGGGGTAGAGTGGTTAGATCATGAGTACCCGGTGCTGCTTCAGGGGCTGCTGTAGGAGCAGGTGTAGCAGTTGGGGTGGGATTAGGTGCGTCTGGATCGATCGGAGAAGGATTTCCTTCAAGAACCAACTTACCATTGTACAAATCAGGATCTGTCTTTTCATCCACATTCGCTAGACGTTCTTTAGGTGTTTCTACCTGAACTTCATAAGGAACATATCCGAACTGATTGTAGAAGCCCTTAGTCTGAGCTTTCACGGTATCAGCCTGACGAGTAATAGTATCATCGGACTGCTTGAGAAGAGAAGCAACCTTCATGCGGAACTGAGGATAGTTGGAAGCGTCAAAACCTGCACCAATCATCTTACGTTCTGTTTCAGCCAAGTTACGACCTGTCTGACCCAAGGTAGCTGCAAGACGATATGTCAAGAGAGCCTTCTGGGTTTCAGCCAATGCACCAGCGTTAGCTTGCTTAGAGATTGGATTGTCAGCTTTGTTCACACGTTCTTGTAGTGCTTTGGCTTGTTTCTCAAGTCCATCAATAGCGAACTCAGAAGAATACTCACTATCTGTTGAACGAGCCAATAGATCAAAACCAGCAGTAACTTCGTTTGCAACATCTTGTGCAGCTGAAGCAGCCATTGTAGAATACTTCTGAAGTGCCTCTGGGTTCTCTCTATAAGTCTTATCAAGGGCACCTACACCACTGACAAAACCAACATGGTTGTCAAGAGCAGTACGATATTCCTGTACTTCCTTACCAGCAGCTTTCTGCAGATTATCACGCTCTGTCCACTCACGCTTATCCATCTTACGGATTCTGTTAGTATCTACTGGATTACCTTCGATGTCAACAAGTTGTCCATCAGCATTCTCAGTTACTTTAACAGTACCCTTCCAAGTAGGTTTACCATCAGGTCCCGGGTCACCGAAGACGTTGACATAAGTACCTTCAGCTGTGAGGCCTTGCGAAGCAGCAGTCTGTTCAGCTTTGATCTTGCCAGCTTGGATAATTGAGTTAGTACGACGTTCAGCAATAGCGATACGCTCAGGATCATTAGAAGCCTTGGCACTATCAAGTTCAATCTGTGCTTCTTCCAAGGTATTAATCTTGTCAGGTTCAGCTTGAGCCTTAGCGGGAGTCCAACGAATATCTGTGGACTGACCAGCATCAGGAGATACATAAGGATTGAAAGCTTCATCAACTTCTTCTCGGGAAAGACCAAGGCCCTGACCGATTGAGTCTTTAGCTGTAGAGATAGCGTTAGCACGAGACTGAACACCACCACCATTACCAAAGGTATCACGCATGAAGTCCATAGCACCACCACTCGAAGGAGCAGCTTGTGGGGCTGCCTGAGGGGCAGCTTGGGGAGCCTGAGGTTGTTCAGTAGCTTCAGGTCCAGCGACCATAGTATCCTGAGGAGCAGCCTTAGGACGAGTACCGAACTTCTTACCAGATAGACCAGTCAGTAGTTTATTATTTGTCTGTCCTGCTTCTGGATCTTCCTGAACCATTGTAGGATCAGGAGCCTTAGCAGTACAGACAACGATACCGAGAGCCTGTGTCTGTTCAGCTGCAGCATCGACTGGAGCAGCATTAGAACCTTGATCTGGGGCAGCAGCTGTAGGGTCAACAGGAGCAGCTGCAGATGGATTGGCCGAAGCGGAACCAGCTACAGGGGCTGTAGGGGTCTTAGCAGTCTCTACAGGCTTCTTGATTCCTGTACCAACTTCGAAGGTCCCTTGCATACGCTTTTCAATCTCAGCATCTGAGAGATCAGCTTTAACCCATTTGTATATTTCAGGCCATGCTTCTGGGTTTTTCTCAGCTGCATAGGCTTTAGCTTTACGAACAGCCAACTGATCTTCTTTCTGATCCTTGGATCGTTGTTCACGAGCCTTGGAGAATTCAGAGAAGGTCAGCTTGAAGGCATCATCCTTACGCTGTTCACGTAGTTCATCATTCTTTTTTACACCTTCAGCGAAGGCAGGGCCGAAGCCAGCCATGAAACCCATATTACATTACCTCTTCTTCAGGAGCCGGAGCACCCGGTACTTCTGGTGCGGGAGCAGGTGCAGGAGCCGCTGGGGCCGGGGCTGCAGGTGCAGGGGATGCGCCCATAAGTCCAGAAGGCGCTGGTTCACTCGGAGCTTGTTCCGGAGGAGCGCTAGGAGCAGCTCCACCAAGACCCATAGCACCAGCAATATCACCACCAACTTGCCCAGCTTCATCTTCGTTCACTGCACGTTTGTCTCTATCGAGAGCATTAAAGAAAGCCTTAGTAGGCATCTTGTTCTTCTTCATAACACCTAGGTCGACATCAATATCCATCCTACGTGCCATAAGGCAAACAACGTGACTTAGAGGACCAGCCATAAGAAGGGCATAGTCCACTGTGAACTTACCACCACCAATACCAGCAGTGAGAAGCATATCAACCAGACGAGAAACAGGAACACCAATCTCGAGCATAGTCATCATAGAGCTAGATACATCCTCTTCGGAGATCTGCTCTACAACGTACTCGAAAGCCTCGTTCATGTTAGTGAACTGTGGGGGACGGTGCCACGGGTAGTTCTTCGTATCTGAAGTAAAGTTTTCTCCCGGGATTGGGGAGTCCATAACACCAATAGCCATTAACGTGGTTCTCCCTGATTAAGCCAATCGATTTTAGATCCAAATTCACTCTCTTCGAACCTGTCGAAGTATTTCTTGTTATACTTGAACTTAGATACTTCTTGCATAGCTTTGCCAGACTTACCCTGCCAGTACTTTTTAATAACTTGATCAACAGTTTCTTCAAAGGTCATTTAAATATCGATCCTATAATTGAGGAACCTAGAGTGCCCATAAGCTCTCCAAAACCCTTTTCATCAGCAGCCTTAGAGGCGAGCTTGGCATCTAGTTTCTTGATAGAGATAGCAGCATCACGATCTAGTTGTGACTCTGCAGACTTCCATGTGTAGTCGAGAAGGGAATCAGAGCGATCCCATAAGCGATTGAGCTGTTCAGTAGAGATACCAATCATGTTCTTCACATCAGTAGCAGCAGCCTCGAAGGACTGACTATCTTCCTGAAGTGTTACAGTCTGACGCCATTTGGCATTAGATGTATCAATCTGGAACTGCATAGACTTGTAGAACTGTTCACGGTTGTTCTCCATATCAGCATTGTACTTGGCCATATCATTCGTCTGACCAGTATTAAACTGAGTCATACCATTGGTCTGGGTAGTGTTGTACATGTCGATCGAGGAGTTCAACTGATCGTAGAACTTATCCATATCATTCTGAGAGTCAGCAGTGAAGAGACGCTTAGCATTCTCAGCCTTGCTATCTTCTAGGATAGACTGGACTCGGTTCTGATTGTTGATAACTGCAGCTTGCTGCTCATTACTGAGGTTAGCAAGGTCCATAGCCATAAAGTTCTTAGAGTTCTCAACTACAGCAGTCATACGAGCATCAAGGTTATCACTCTCCATTTTGGAAAGGACATTAGCCTTGTTGATAATTGAAGACTGTTTATTGTCAAGGTTCTTAATGGTAAGAGTCTGAAAAAACTGTGCATCAGCCATTGCAACTGGAACAGTAGCTTCCATGATGGCAGACGCCATTGCAGCCGTAGCCGCAGTACCAGACTTTCCAGTGAAGGCCGTCATACGACCTACCGAACGAGCAGTAGCCTGAGCCCAGTTAGGAATCTTAGGGTTGCCATCGGCATCCACAAAATCACTCTGGAGTTCTTCAAGCTGACCCTTAGCCGTGGCACGGGAGTCTACATCATCGAAATCCTGAACAGCATGGTCACTAAGCGCTTGACCTACACCATTTGCATCTGTACCATCGGCAATGCCTTTGATATCAATCTGCGGGACTTCGGACTCATCTATCTTTGCTTCGTCAGAGACAGTGCCCTGAGCACCAGTCATATCCTCACCAGCTACCTTATCCTGTGTCTTATCGACATCATAGGTATTGGCAGTACGGGGATCGACCTGTTGGGCAGTCTCTGCAGTACCCTGAGCAGCAGTCTGCTTCAGAGCATCAGCATCTACGTTATATTTAGGGTCAGCACCATTGACATTGGTACCAGCCTCGTTTCCTGTCATCTGGGAGGCCTTAGCCTGATCCGTCAGATAGGTAGATTCATTAGTTCCAGCAGTGGCTGGATTATCTTTATTCATTGCTAGTGAAGGATCAGCAGCAACTTGGCCAGCATACGTAGCAACGTTCATCTGGTCAGGGGCATTAGGATTACCAGCGACTACCTGAGTAGCAGCACCAGCAGAAGTTGCACCAGCAGTCTGGGCAGCAGGAGCTGCAGGGGTGGCAGCGAGTCCAGCTGATAGCTCACTCTCCGGCCTATTCAGATACTTCTGTATATCGGCTGCAGAAGCTGTCTTTCCCGCTTGGGAATAGAACTGCTTGATCTGAGCTTCGTTGAGTGTTTTGATAGCCATCGGTTATCCCTTATTAATGTATTTGAACAAGTCTGGGAGATATGTAGACAGGGCACCGAGAACAGGGAGGGAGCCCATTATGGCCCACTTAGCTCCCTTAGCTCCCATGAATGCATCATGAATCTCATTGATAGTTTTCTTAATGTCAGCCATATCAGCTTCCATTGATTCTAACTTTGTTTCGACCCGAATAACTCGATCCCGAGTATCTTGTCCTGTGGCGTAGAAGCCATCGGGATTACTCATTTTGTAAGTCTCCCGATCACAGCCTTGGTACCATCAACTAGGAAGAGAGCAGAAATCATCCATGTAGCCCATTGATCCAGAGGGTCAGGAAGTTTAGCAACTTCTAGCCATGAGAACTGGAATACACTATCCATGATAACTGCTGACCACCAGAACCCCAGAGGGATTACGAAGAGGAGTTGGAACCACCAAGTGCGTCCAACAAGTAGGTTAGCCTGAGCATTGATCCATGTCTTTGTTACATCAGCCTGAAGCTGATCTCTAGTCTCTTGTTTATCTACATACTTCTCGATCGTATTGAGGATCGTGTTCAACGAACCCCCAGTAAAGATCTTAAGTACGAATGGTATGATCAGGCCCCACATGTTATTTCCTCGCTAGATAGTCTGTTATGAGTTTGAGAATGAGCCGAAGGAGAACTACTGCAGTACTGTCTTTATCAACTGTATCGTTGACGACAACCTCAGGTTCACCTTCTCCATATCCCACCTCTTTGAGTTGAGCATCGTATTGTTTAGCATAACTAGCGATCAGCACATACTGGTCGAGTTTATTAACTACTTGCCGGGCAGAAGCGAAATTACTCTCCTTAAGGTTCACATAGCGGTCAAGGCGCCTACTAGTGAATTTACCATTGAGCATCCCGTCAAACAGAACGTGCATGGCAACTTCAGGCTTAAGTGCATCGTCTGCATTCGTGATTCCGTATTGCTTATAGTTAGATTCCCAAGTGATCTGGACGTAACCACGACCATA